ATGGTACTACAGCAACCGGACAATTCGTCACAGAATTGGACATCAGATAAAGGGATATATAATATGAGTGAGGTCGAAAATGAAGACTTCAGTAAATTCGATTATTTGGTTTGCAATAACTGTGGCGGGTGTAAGTGTCACACTTGCTCCTGCCCAGGCGGTCCCCGTGGTCCCAAACTTCACTCAAGGCTCTATGACCAGCCACACGGAAACAACTTCCAAGGTGACTGAAACGATTAATTCTATAGATTATTCAACAGGATGGGAATACTCGGTATCGGGTGTAGGAGTCTCCAACAACGGGTCTCAACTAAACCCCAACACAACAACCAACACGGTAACAGTGAATCCTCTAGGAGGAATAGAGGGCAGCGTAACAAGCAGCAACTCTGCCGCCAACTTGACAGGAACGTTTACTCAAACAACCCCTGGAGCGGCATTTCAGTTCTCTCAACACTACCGTGGACCAGGAATTACAAATCAGACTGTAATCCAAAGAATCACGGAGGTTACAAGCGTAACAGATACCACAAGTATCTTTACCCAGTAATTGGTCTGCTAATCGCTTCACCCGTCAACGCCGAAAACGTTGGTGGTATTAGTGCGACTGCAAATCCAATCGCAAACAGTTCCGGTAGCGTCACCAACCAGGCAATTCAAGTTTTACAAGGACCGTACATAACCAACACATATGGAGGTGGGATCAGTTGTCAAGGTCCAACTCTAAACGTAACCCCATTCATCACAAGAGGTCATAGTACTCAAGATCCTTTTGAAAGGACTTACTTTGAACCTCAATATAATATGACTGACTTCATCGGTAGAACCATTCAAGTTGAAAAAAATGTAAAAAATCATCCTTGGGAACCCTGGTATGATAATCGCACCAAAACGGATGGAAGTCGTTGGTTTGAAGATGGTGCAGACATGACCATTACAGTTGATGAGATTGTAGGGGATGGTATTCCTGATAAACCTGGAGAGGTAGTCTGGCAAAAACCGGTTAGAACAGGTCAGCAAGATAACATCAGTACTAATATTGGATTATCAGCAACTCTTTCTTTTCCTCTCGATGGAGGATTGCAAGAACGTTGTAAACAAGCAGCAGATACTAATACTGCTTTACAGGCACAATTACTTGCCAACAAGCGCCTCGATTTTGAGATAGCCAGACTCAAGAATTGTGGAGAATTAATGAAGGTAGGAATTCAATTCCATCCTAGGAGTCCCTATGCAAAAATATGTGCAGATGTTGTTGTCAATAATGTAACCCACATTAAACCACACCGCCACACTATTCCTCCTATTTCTTCAAAGGTCGAACGGAGCGCAGTGCCTTCACAGCCTGGTTCCTCTGACGCTGCTCAACTCGGCGCTCCGATGAGGATAATTTCGGGATCTTCTTACCCCGTAAGGTCGCGACCTTCTTCAGGACTTTCTTCACAGTCGGTTTCACCACTTTTAACAAAAGATCAGCAAGAGGGTTTGCAAGCAGTGCCGACGAGGTTGCCACAACAGCAATAGATGCAGTGGTAGTGACGGCACCAGCATTAGGAATGTTTGAAATAATTTGATCTGGAATGGTTAGATTCTCCGTAACCATTAGACATTCTTTACCGACTATCTCATAACCAGTAATTTTTTTATTACCCTCTAGGATTTTTCCTACAGGGTTTTTTAATTGCTGTTCTCTTGTAGGACATTCAACCTTAGGAACAGTATTCTTTGGAACAGTGGGTGCTGCTGGTGGTTTCAGTGGTTTTGTAGGATCTGTTCCTTTAACTGGTGGTGCCTCGGGTGGTTCCATTTCTAAATCCAACCTAGAGGAATCATAATCCATTGTATTAAAAGAGGGCGTACCAGCATCGCAGTACACCCTAGTTCCATCACGATCCTCATTCTTGAGATTAGTGTTCTTATCACTCTCTTGATGTGCCTCAACACATCCAGGCATATTGACAATAGGAGTTCCAACCACACTTGTTACAGGTGGATAGATTGGAAGTGCCATTGGCGGATTCCTAATCAACCAATCATTAACTGGTTGAATATTAATTTGATTTAGATTGATATTAGGAACACCAATATCTAAATTACCAATATCAGGGATTGGCATCAGAAGGGCAAGGCAGTACCACCACCACTAGCAGGCATACCTATTGCACCACCAGTTGCTCCAGGAAGTTCAGGCATAGATGAATCTAGCATTCCAGGAAGTGCTCCAGCAATTGCTTCTGTTGCTGCACTCATAATTTGTTCTTTAGCATTCTCGATCATTGCATCTTTGTTAAGATAAACATAAGCGCCACCGCCAACGACGGCACCAGATACAACAAAAGACGACAATGCGAGTACATTAATTATTTTTTGCATGACTTTAATAAATTCAGCATACTATCTAGTCATCAAAATATTTTTCAATAACTTCCAGACGTTCTTCTTCTTTAGCAATTAAATCAATTTGATCCTGAATCGCACCTAGAACATCTGGATGCTCACCAATACCAACAGGATTAGCAAGATAAACTTCAACGTTCATCTTTGCTTTTTTGATGTTCCCAATGGCAAGTGCCTTGAGAGCCTCTAACATTTCACGTCTCATACAAGTGTTCCTTTTGCTCTACGAATCTCACGGAGTTCTTCAAAGTTTTTCTGTTTTGTTCCACCATCATAAGACCAAGCATAACCTTCCTCAATCATTATTTCGTTCAAGGAAACTTCACTGTCTCCAATATAAAGCCATCCGAGTAGGCGACCATACTTGCCCATACCACCAACAAGCTCAGTGCGAATAACAAGATCGTCGTTCCCACTAATGGCACCATCCAGTTTCTCTTTGAGCCAATTCGTCGCCTCAATACCCAACTCCTTTTCTTCTAGATCACGGGTTCTTTTTTCTGGTGTATCCACACCAGCAACTCTAACTCTTTCCTTTTTAAAGAGATCAAAACCTAGATCAATAGTAACATCAATGGTATCGCCATCAACAACTCTATTGATTTCAATTACACGAAAGTTATAACAAGACTTTCGACTTGGTGGTGTCATTGTTGCCATAATTCCCACTCCTTTAATGCGCTCTTAAGAACATCCTCTACCGGAGTTCTTTTCTTTTCTTCTTCATACTGTCTGATTTTTTGAGTCAGAACACCGACAGTCATTTCTTCTTGTTCAAATGTTCTTGCATCGGCAGCCATTGCCAATCCTAAGACTGTAACTGCTGCAGAAATTACAGCACCAGCACCCCATACCCATTTCTCAAGTTTACGAACTCTCTGGCGAAGTTCATCAACCCCACCTTCTTCAAGTTCTTCAACTCTGTGTTTCAGAAGTGCTATCTCCTGATCCTGTTCCGCGTCCTTCAACTGAATTTGATTTGGCATCTTCTGTCAACTCCTTGAACGCCATACTCATAATGGTATATATGTAATAAGTAACCCCAATAAGGACTATAATTAAGGATATAATTACACTCCAAACTGGATCATTGTGATTTTCTAAAGGACGAAGAAATAAATTCATCAGCAATCATTAAATGCAGAAACAACTTCAGATCCAATAGTTTCTCCTGTTTTCTGTCCAAGCAATAGAGCCCAACCAGATGCTAACCATCCAATATAAGGAATACTAGAAACAGCAGGTACTACTACACCAGCACTAATTGCGGTTCCCGCCATGGCACCTTGACTTCGTGCGCCAGCGTCCGCCCTGATGCACTCTTCTCTTTTCGCAAGAAGCTTTCCCTCAGAGTCTACAGCACCTCCTAGATGTCTTGCCCCATCCATCGTATATTCTTCTTCTGTAATCAAATCTGTAGTTCCACCAATACCAAAGAACCCATTCTTCTTGTCTAATGACTTTCTGACACCCAATACCTTAGGATCATTAGAACTATATTGTATGCTATATCCATCCTTACCTGCCTCTACACTATATGATGTGTAGTCACCAACAGGCAAGTTAATAATTGGAATATCTGTTTTATTAATAAGATGTCCTAAGATACCAATATGTGCAATACCAAACAGTGTTCCTACTGTTAGTACTGCCCACTTAAAATTAGATCGTTGGTTTGATTGGGGGTTTGCCATCATTCATACCTTCAATTTTAATAGGAGATTGTTCAATACGAATTGTTTGTGTCGGTGCAGTTTGTGCTGCTTTCTCAATCAGTTTTTCCATCTGTTCTTTGGTGATGCCACCACCACCGCCACCACCATTAGCACCATTCTTCTTTGCGGTCTGGACGCCGAAGCTAGCTAAAACTCCGGTGAAGACGCTGGCGATGAATGTTGGATCCAGTTTTTGTTCGGGTATTCCGAGTGCAGGAGGTAGTTTGATGTATGCCAAAGTGAGAATTGAACCAGACCAAACAAGG